CCCCAGCCCAGGGCCCTACCCCCCCCCACCTTGCTGCGCTGCAACATTCTATGCTGCACTGCGTCACGCTAGCGCTAAGATTAGTTTGGCTAGCTAAGTCTAGCTGAGTAAAACTATGCTTAGTATGCTAGCTAAGTCTAGCTTGATATTGCACTGCACAATGATGCACTGCACAATGATGCACTGCAATATGATGCGATGCAACATAGTGCAATAGCATTTGCCTATTGATTATGCAATAACGATAAATATATATTTTGGTGATTGTTGTTGCATTGTGCTTTTTTGTGGTAATATATCTATACCTAACCTGTAAACACAAATGAGGGCAACATGGTAAAGATCATACGCAAGGAAAGTTATAACCATAGAACAACGCCACTAATAGAATGGATTGTTTACTTTAATGATTGCATTATTGCAACGTGCAAGACAAGGAAAGAAGCAAAAGTATGGGCTGATATATACTCCAATTAATTACTACTCACTCTGATTTAATCAAACCGAGGAAATACAAATGAAAATCTCAATCACCTCAAAACTTGACGGCATTCGCTCATGGTCATTGCAAGCACTCGATACGTGCCCGGGTTCAATAGGCGCGCCCGGTGAGTTAGTAGACGCATGCAAGGGTTGTTATGCCACTACAGGCAATTATCGCTTTGCCAACGTGAAGGCGCCTCGTGCGCACAATAAAGAAGATTGGCAACGTCTTGAATGGGTTGACGACATGGTCGCAGAATTAAACAAAGATAGATTCTTTCGATGGTTTGATAGTGGCGACATGTACGCGCTAGGATTGGCCGAGAAAATGCTAGAAGTTATGAAACGCACCCCATGGGTAAAGCACTGGTTACCCACACGTATGCATAAATTCCCCAAGTTTGCCTTAGTGCTTCAGGCCATGAGTGCTTTACCTAACGTATCGGTACGCTTTTCTAGCGATAGCGTGACAGGCGAATACACTAAAAAACTGCATGGCTCAGTGATTATCCCTACACCACAAGACGTCAAAAAAGGCATGACACTATGCCGCGCCTATGAGAATGCCGGTAAGTGTTCGGGATGTCGCGCCTGTTACGACAAAAAAGTAAAGGTTATTGCATACCCCGCGCATGGCGCCAAAATGAATAAAGTTATCCGGATAATTAAGGCGGCATGATGTCTAACCAATTACTTGAACTACTCGCACAATACGCGGCCATGCGTCTCGGCTGCGAGCGCGCCCTCGAATTACTAGAGGATCCAGATGCTAGTGACTTTGACGCAGATAAAGTTATCCGGCTATTAAAAACCATATTGGAGGTGAAACAATGAAAACTTATACAGCATACGATCAGATACCAAAAAATGCCTATTACCTAGGGTCCGAAGACGGCGGCGGGTATCTTGATGAATCGACGGCCAATAGCATCGATCGCGCTATAAATCTCGTACGTCTACGCGAAGACGACGGAACTTACTCTTATTTTGATTTGGAGGGTTAAATCATGTCAGATAAATTTCACGCAGTACTAGCAGCAATCCTGGGCGCTATGGCGCTCATTCTAGCTAACTACCTATAAAGGGCATATTATGAACTTCAACACTTTCCCTGGCCGCAACGACGACGTACATGGCGATGAACACTACTACACCTACATTGACGAACTCAAAAACGCCAACGTAAACGACGTAATTAAGACTATCGCCAGTGGAGGATCGGACGCCTATGAATGGCTTAAGCTTCTAAAAGACGGTGATATCCTGTATCACTTGCTCATCATTCTATGCAAAAACAAAGATAAACCCGAGTACAGTGAAATGCTTAAAGAATTAAAAATCGAGATTGAGGGGTGGCTAGTATGATCCCCATAATCACCGGCATTGTAGTGATCACAATCATCATAATCTTCGACATATAAAAACATACCCCTAGAATCGATTTTAAGCGCCTTTAAGGCGCTTTTTTTATTGCCCTTTACCATTGACGTGTATTTCTATTAAAATTGTTTATAACGTCTTGAATTAAAATGTCAATTACTTTAAGGGATTAAGGTTATGCAAAGGGCAAAAACAGCACATGATCAACATAGCTATGAGGGCAAGCTAAGACGCTTGGGTAGCCACAACATTGACTATACGATTCGTGAAGTATGGCCAAAGATGCTAGAGCATATCACTGAGGGTAAAAGCTTAATGAGTGCCACTAGAGAAGCAAAGATGTCTTATGCCACTGCTATGTACCAGCTGCGCAATAACCCTGAATTACAGTCTAAGTACAGGGAGGCGATAGCAGAGCGTGGCGACTATCTTGCAGATGAACTAGTAGACCTATCGGACGAAATGCCACCGGCCGATCTGGATCCTCAATTGATCAATGCCTGGGTAAACCGTCAGCGCTTGCGTATTGATGCCCGTAAATGGACCGCATCAAAATTGCGTCCTAAACAATGGGGTGACAAGATCGATGTATCGGTTACTCATACCCAGATATCAATTAACGAAGCACTAAGAAGTGCTGAGTCTAGATTGTTGGATAATGTTACTGACATAGTCCCAAATGAGCCTAAAGATAATTTAGAATCTACCGATTAGCAGTATTAGCAGTATTAGCGGTATTTAGCGGTATTTAGCAGTATTGACGACCGATACTCTAATACTGCTAATCCCCTAGGATTAGCGGTATTGGGGGTGTATCCTTTAGGAATACCGCTAATCCAATACCGCTAATTTTGCTCATTTATTGAGCATATTTTGAGGGTAAACCCTAATACCGCACAATTAGCGGTATTTAGCGGTATTAATCCCCATCGGACTCCGCTTTATAGTTTTTGGGCAACATATACCCCGAACCATGCCGCCCTGGACGAGTCACCACATGACTAGGGAAAGGCTTAAACATCTCGTCGATCTCATTGTTCTGAATCATCAAATCAATGAGTGCTAGGGTCTTTGCCTTGTCGCCTTTCATGCGGGTAAACAATTCGTCTTTGGTTAAATACTCGCCATGCTTTAACTGTCTGAGTGCGTCGATCGCTATTTGTTTGCGCGCGTTTTCTGCTTGAGTACGGGCAAAATCTTCGCCAGCTTTGCGATCAACCTCTTTTTGTTTCTTTATATCTGCGCGCCCATTGGCGCTCATAACTTGTGGCACCCCATGTATGAGACTTTCTTTTATCGGATTACCCAGCATATCGTGGGTGCTGATTGTGTTGTATGCAGCATCAAACATAATCCCGTCAGCTTTTGCCATAAACCGGTGCTTGGCCGACTCAATTTCTAACCATCGTTTGCCATCATCTTCCTTTATTATGTAAAGTACTTGGTTGGCATCTGCTTCCCATGCACCGGCCCCTCTGGCACTAAAATCAGCCACATCAGCACGTTTGAGTGCCTTTGCCAAGTGTGCGACTAACCACAAAGGCATACTATGGAATCGACTCTTGAGTGTGGCCATGGCTCTACCCACCTCTGAGTTATCACTCTCATTGTCCAAATCAAAACTTGAATTGGTGGTATCAAACACAACTAACGGATTTGTCTCATACACCACGCCATCGTTGCTTGTGTTGTCAACAGCCATTGACTCATAGATGGGTGCGACTTGTGCCACGATTTCGGGCGCCAGGCGGGCGGCTGATACGATCTTGAACCACTCGGACACTTCGGCATCGGATTTGCCACCTAGGTGATTCGACTCTTTCATTGATCGCAGTATGCGCAGCACTTGGCGAGGGTCCTCAGATACCCATATGATCTTGCGACGCAAAAGAGGCTTAAGCGTATCGGCGGGGTCGCAAAGGTGAGCAACTCGTGTGGCAATCGGGACTAACTGAGTGGTTTTACCCGCACCGGCAGAGCCTGCGATCAATACAACGCCTGATTGAATTAAACCGTCCAATACATACTCTTGTGCCGGTATGTTGCCCATGTCATAGTCAACAAAGACGGCCAAGGGGTGCTTGGGCTGATCTTTTAAAATTGTCTCTGCTGCTGCATCGCCAAGGGCAGCTGATGCGCCAACGTCTTGCTCTGGCTCATAGCGCGATATGCTCTCGGCAATACGTCTAATGTCTGAGGCTGGCAAGGGTATGTCGCACCGCTCGGCGTTCACTATGCTGATGGCTGCGTGAATTTCGGTGTTGGAAAAGCCATTACGACGCATGGACCCTGCGAGAGACGCCAAGCCTGCATTGCGGTTGCCGGTGATCAAAGCGCCGTCGGTAGCCAATGCCACAACTTTACGCACGGCCATTGCGGCTAGCCACTGGTCAGGGATAACAAATGGGCACACACCATCGGCGGGGTCGCCGGATGCTTCCCAAGTGTAGTCACGCCCATTCACACTTGATGGTGCGACCACAAAATAGCGCCCGCCGGACAAAAAATCGACGCCTTTGCGCAATTCACAACTCTTTAAACCATCACGCCATTGGGCGATATAGTGTTGGCCACCACCGGCGGTCAATTGGCATATGCCATCAGGCACAAAACCATGCTCTGTTGTGAAATCGTCCCATGATTCGTCACCACCATTGCGGGGGTCAATATCAAACACCACAATGCCGGACTTTTCCCCTGCTGCAATGCCAATGTTGTAATTCGGATTCTGCGCCCACCAGGCACGGATTTGGTCGGGGTCTATGGTCGCATCATGTACGCCATGTGCAGAGGCTGGGCGCTTATCGTTTGGGATCAATGGCAAGACATGCCAGCCCCATGACGCATAGCTAAGAGCCGCATCTAGCTTGGTTGTTGTGGTCATAGGGATGCTCATGATTGAAAATAATCGGACAATTTTTTAATCACTTCATAAGACGGATTCTTATTGGTGCCGTTTTTAATGTTCAACACAGTGTTGTAGTGAATGCCGGTACGCTCTGCCACCACAGGCACCGCCCTATCCTGTAAGAGGTCAAAGATTTGCTCAATGGTTAACATTTTTTGTGCCTTTTGTAATTAAATTGAATTTACTTGTTGACACAATAACATTAACCATGCAATAATTCAATCAATCGCTAAACGGATACCCCAACAAGCGATCACTAAGGAGAGCCAAATGGCTATCAATCTACGCAGTACCAAAGGAATACACGCCAACGGTGTGAAGCTTTTAGTCTATGCAAATGCGGGTGCTGGCAAAACCTCATTGATTCCAACATTGCCTACGCCAATCGTGTTTTCGGCTGAAGGCGGTTTGTTGTCCATTGCTGATGCTGATATCCCTTTTGTTGAGGTGTCATCTTACGACAGTTTGATGGAAGCATATGCGTGGGTAATCGGGTCGGACGAAGCCAAGCACTTTGAATCGATTGCTCTAGATTCAATCAGCGAAATTGCTGAAGTTGTCTTAAATCACGAAAAAAAGATTGCAAAAGACCCAAGGCAAGCTTACGGCAGTATGCAGGAGCAGATGGCTGACATCATCCGTGCGTTTCGTGATATCCCTAAACATATCTATTTCACAGCTAAGTGTGAGAAGGCAACTGATGAAACTGGTCGAATCCTTTATGCACCTTCGATGCCTGGTAACAAGACAGGCCAGCAGCTGCCTTACTTCTTTGATGAGGTGTTGGCGCTCCGTGTCGAGAAAGATGCGGAAGGTAATGCGCAACGTGCGTTGATGTGTGATAGCGACGGTATCTGGCAAGCCAAGGATCGTAGTGGCAAGCTTGACACTTGGGAAGCACCTGACCTTGGTGCCATCATTGCAAAGATTGGGGGTTGATTATGTTTGACGCCAACAAAAACTATTCATATTCAAAAGGTCATGGGTTGACGGCCGTTAAAAGCACAAACCTCTACCAACGCTGGCTTGACGCCAAAAAAGCAGAGAAAGACGCTATTGACCTTCGTCGCGCGATTGAGGACGAACTGGTCATGGACTTGGACATTGCCAAGACTTTAGACGGCACTCAGAACATTGATGCTGACGGCTACAAGGTCAAGGTCGTCGGACGCTTAGATCGCAAGGTCAATGCCGACAAGCTTCAAGACTTAGCAGCAGAGTTTGGTTTAACGCAGCACCTATCCAGCCTGTTTCGGTGGAAGCCTGAAGTCAATGCCTCGGCATGGAAGTCAGCAGATGTAAGCATTACTGAAGTATTGCAGGACGCTATTACGACCACTAACGGTCGCCCATCTTTCACAATCACTAAGGAATAAATATCATGGCACAACTTCTTGAAACTTTCAGCGTTGACGCGCTGCCCACACCCACTAACAACTTCGAGCCATTGCCAGCGGGTTGGTACACAGCAGTGGTGAACGGCGCGGAGATCAAAAACACCAAAGCAGGCACCGGCCAGTACATTGCCGTGCGCTATGACATTACAGGACCTACTCACCAGGGTCGCGTAGTGTTTGGTAACCTGAACATCAAGAACCCAAACCCCAAGGCAGAGGAGATTGGTCGCCAACAACTCGGTGAGCTTATGCGAGCAATTGGCTTGACAACTGTGCAAGACACTGATCAATTGATTGGTGGCCAGTTGAGCATTAAGCTGGATGTGCGCGAGTCAGAGCAGTATGGCGCATCGAATGATGTCAAGGGATATAAGTCCAATGGAGCCGCACCACCAGCGGC